TATATTATGCTGATTATTACGGACGTCCACCTGCAAGTGGGAAGTTTAAAAGGAATGGAGAAAAGACTATAAACAAGATAAGAAAAACATTTAAATCTTATAACTGGTTAACAGGTGCTAGGTCATAATGGAATACGATCCAAGAGCACTTAAAAACAAAGAATTATTTGAAGCCTATCGTGATGAGCGTGAGGACTGGGATGAAGAAGCACGTAAAGATATTGATTTCTATCTAGGTAATCATTTTACAGAAGACGAGTCAGACGAGTTACAGTCACGCAATCAAGCTGACGTTCCAATGGATAGGGTTTCTCCTGCTGTTGAAAAATTAAAATCTTTTATGACAGCTAGACCGCCAGTGTTTACTGCACTTCCACGTGAGGATAGTGATAGTAATATGGCTAAAGTCTGGCAGACTATACTTGGTTCTGTATGGGAATCATCTGATGGTGACTCTCAAATTAAACAGGCTATACATGATTTTGCTACCGTAGGCATAGGCTACTTATATGTCTATGTTGATCCCGAAGCTGATATGGGTAGAGGTGACGTAAGGTTCACACACATCAATCCTTTCCGGGTTTACGTTCCTCCCAGCTCCCGTGATAGATGGTTTTCAGACGCAGATAGTATAATACTATCTACTATTATCACAGGTGAACAACTTGTCAACCTCTACCCAGAATTGGGAAATCAATTAGATGAAACTACAGGAGAGGTAATCCCCGGTATTATAAATGAAATATCTGGATATACTGATGATGATGACTATCCCGGCTCTTCTAATAAGCAAAGCAGAACTGTTTATACACCATCTGAAGTTGAAGATAAGGATTTTTATGAAGATGAAAAGTATCAAGTACTTGAAAGATTTTATAAAGTAAAAGTTAATTTTTATAGATTAATAGATAATATTAGTGGTGCTGAGTCAGTTCTTACCGAGCAAGAGTTTGGAATCGTTTACGAACAACAGCAAAGTGCTTTTGAAGATGGCAGTCTTTCCTTTGAAATGTTTCTTCAAACACGTGTTGGCGTAACTGTATCTTGTGGCGAAGTTGTAGTTGATGAATATGTTCTTAATTTAGCTAACTATCCTATTATACCATTTCCTAACAACTGGACAGAGACACCTTATCCACGTTCTGACGTGTCTCGTGCAATTCCAATGCAAAGGTTATTAAACAAGCTATGGAGTCTAGCTTTATCTCACGCACAGGCTTCTGCTGGTTTAAAACTTTTAGTTCCTGTAGGTAGTGCTATTAATGGACTTGATCAGCTTGAAAAAGATTGGGCAAACCCTAATGCTGTTATTGAAGTTGATAGCAGTCAAGGAGAACCTCATTACCCAGCACCTACTCCTTTAGCTGGTGAGTTTTACAGATTAATTCAACAGTGTGAATTTTATATAGATTTTATATTTGGTATACCTGAATTAATGCACGGTATTACAGATAAAGCACCTGAAACATTTAAAGGTACGCAACAAATGATAGCTATGGGATCTGAACGTAGTAAGTCAAAGTTACGTGACGTAGAGTTCAGCATTGTTAAATTAGGACGCACATTGTATTCTATGTGCAAACAGCAGTATACGTATAAAAAATATTTTAGAGTAGCACAGCCTAATAATGAGTTAACAGAAGTTATGGTAAATTTTTACGATGACGCTACACAAACAATTATAGATATACAAAAAGATAAGAATAACATAGAACAGCACGATGTACGTATTGTACCGGGTTCTACGTTACCCACTTCTAAATATGCTGAACTTAACGTATATTTAGAGGCGTACCAAATGGGTATCGTTGACAGGGTTGAAGTACTGAAGAAGAACCCTGAAATATTTGACAAAGAAGGTATACTAACAAGAATTAATGAAATGGATCAGTTGAAATCATTTAATGAGCAACTGCAACAACAAATAAAAGAATTGCAAGGTGACTTGCAAACTGCCCGTAGGGAGTCTGTTGCTGATCGTAAACGAGTTGAGGTTCAAAAGTTTAAATCTCGACTTGATAACGTAATGTCAGACGCCAAGGCTGATAAGAGAATAAGTGCCAATGAACTAACTACAAAGGTGAGGCTCGAATCGGAAAGATTGCAAAGTGCTATCCAGCAACAGCGAGATGCTATGCTTGGTAGCGAAGAAGACAGTCCAATTCCAGAAGATTTCGGGACATCTTAAAGGAGAAATAAAAAATGGCTGAAGCTGAAGCACAAGCTGTCGAAGAACAGCAAGTCGAAGAAACAACTGAGTATCAAGAAGAAGAAGCGGTTGAAGAACAAGAGCAAACTAATCCTAATGAGGATGAAGTGCGTAAGTGGCAATCAATGTATGATAAAGCTCAAGCAGATAATATTAAGCTACAAAATGCTATGACTGACTATCTTAACTCACAAAAACAGGCTCAAGAACAACAAGCTAGTAATAACATACCTCAAGTTTCTGAAGATGAATTTAACCCTTGGGACGCTTACTACAAGCCCGATTCACCGTCATACAGGATGCGTATTCAATCAGAACAAAACAGTATTCATTCTGTTTTGGATACTGAGATAAAACGTATAGAAAATAAAATGGCGTTGAATAATACGAGGGACAAACTACGTAATGAACACAATATGAATGAAGCTGATGTAAATGAATTTATGAATTTTATATCACAACCTAAAGAAAGTGTACCCGTAGAATCGTTAGTGAAACTATGGAAAGAGTCTACAGGAAAATCAAATGTTCAAAATGTAAAAGTTCCTCAAACTAAACAGCCTGCTCCACGTACTGCTGGAGTTTTACAAGGACAACAACCAAAAGTTAAATCTGAAGGTGAAAAAATGTGGAACTCTATTATGGGTGCTGGAGGTAGGTCTAATGTACTAAAACAAACAAAGTAAAGGAAAAGTAAATGGCTACTTATAATAAAGGGCAAGTCAAATTTGGTACTCCCGGTGAGGTTATTGACAGTACTATTCCATCACGTAGACTATATGATTTTAGTGATAGAATTGCTGAGTTAGCTCCTGACGAATCTCCATTTTTTGTTTACTTGTCTAATGTAGGAAAAGTTCCAACTTCTGATTCTCAATTTAGATTTTTAGAAGATAGAACTAAAATTCATATGACAGATAAGAGTTTTTTCATTGATGGTGCTCAAAGCTTAGCTGCTCAAGGAAGTCCAACTAATGTTCTTATCGAAGCTGCCGCAGGATCTTCAACTTCCGCTGGTAATGTAAATTGGCTTATACCCGGTATGGTTGTTCAATTTGCAACAAATGTAAATAGTGAAGGCGGTGGTGCTGGTGACGTTGAAGCAATAACTCAGGCGACTGCTGTTATTAATTCAGTAACTCAGAATGACTATGATACAACAATAAATGTTACAACTATTGAGGCTTCAAGCGGAGGTACAACAGCGCTAGATGATGAAGGTAAAGGTGTTGTAATTGGTACTTCTTATCTAGAAGGCACTGGTGCTCCTGACGTTTTTTCACAAAAGCTTGACAATGGATTTGGATATACTCAGATCTTTAAAACGGCTTGTGAAATGTCAAA